CCCCTTTCTCACGAAAGAGGCTGATGGTTAGGACCCCATTAACAAAACCTAACTTGATTTGAAAGGTTTGAAGTTAAATATTTACCTAACCCAGTCTTCAATAATGAATACTGAAATAGTTAATGTTTTTAAACATTACTAACAACAGTTTTAGTAAAATTCATCATTTTACTCATTATTGGAAATGGTTGACATAAGTTGTAAAACTTATCGGTTTCTCCCTAGGATTATACATCCACAGTTGACAACCCTTAAGACACATCTTCATGTTCTGACAACCAGCGTGCTTCGTTAATCACACTAGTCATTGATCCATCTTTGAAAGTCGTTCTATGAACTTCTAACATTTTGGATGCAATTACACTAGTTACTAGTTTCACCATATCATCAGATCGGATTCCTCCAATTGACGATGGACTTGGTATACATAGAACCCGTATGGATTCTTTTATATCTTGTCCGGGATCAGTTAATATAGGATTCTGACTAAGATCAGTGAACACTTTAGTAAGTGCCAATGAAATTGGTAGATTAACTATATCTCCTGGTCCGAGGTAATCAACTTTACAATCTTGATAATCATCTTCTGAGTTTGGCCACCAAATAGAAAAATGGTCGATCAATTTTGTCTCCACATGAGATAGATATTGTTCTATATCATTTTGAAGTTTGATGTACATTTTCTGGTAAGCGTAATCAAATCGTACTCTTAAAAAGGTTTCGAGATGATCCTCGTTGAAGGGAATAGGTGCTTCATTGGGATAGGAATTTACTAAGATACTTCTTATTAAAGTCTGATCTCCTTTATGGATCCATCGATAAAAGGCATTAAGCACTTCTACTTTTCGGTAAATATTCATAGCTTTTCTATGATATACACCAAGAGAAAGGAGTAAAGCATAAACCATCTCAGCAATTGATGTGAATCTATATGATATAAATCCACGATCTAAATACTGTCGAATGGTATTGTATAACAGAGTATAGTTTGTCCATGTTTCCATGAACGCACTAACCTGTATACCTGAATACTCAATTCTTCGGTGATACCATCTTTTCGCAAACTCATAAGTATCTTTTGATACATGAGATTTGTGACTAGAGATATCTACTCCAAAGTGACTCATCATATCACGATACGCTGCCGCTAGTTCGTCCCCGCCGATTACAATATCGTCCCCTAATAATATATAATTATTGGTTGGAAATTGATTTAATCTTAGGGCACATAATTGAACAATTATGTGATGACTTATAGCGAAAACAGCCCATGAACTATATGCTCCCATTGGTTGACCCACAACATATTTAACATATGTTTGGTCCCAAGGACATAGAAATTCTGTATCTGATAGTAATGAAGCCCATGCTCGCGCTTTTATTGGACAGCCAAGTAATATTGATGTCACTACCTTTTGAAACCCTAAAGGGAATCTATCGGTAGCCGCGCTTAAGTCATAGCTATAATAAGGTCCCTCAAATCCTACTATAGGATTTTGAGTGAAGGTTCTATCTGCAGGAAATTTTCTCAAAATTTTAAAGCACTCTAAATGATAGAGTCTTAAAATTGTTTGAGTATAGTAATCAAAGATTGCTATAATCCGCGATTTTCCTTCTGGATCCTTAACTATGCTTAATTTCCGCGTAACCTCTTTTAACTCTTTCCCTGGCTTAAAGAATGCCCCGATTATATCGGGCAGATTCAATAATCTCCAGTTCAGAATATAAAGATACAAATCTTTTGAAAGAATTTTTAAATTCTCGATTTGTTCTTTACTTAAAAGGGTCGCATCTATTACCGCTGACCATGTTGATAGACCAACCGGTCCAGCTTTAATTGAATAGTGTAAATTAGATTTAGTCCAATCTAAAAGCACTGGTCCGACTTTATAGTAAGTCAAGATTTTTAATATATCTTTACGATATACTTCAAAATCCAATACATCTCCCTTGTAGGGATCTGTTATTGTTTTGACACTAGGGTCTTTCCAAGCTTTGATTGTTCTAGATACAGAAAGTAACGTTAAAACGAAACTGACTGATTCTCTATCTTTATTAATGAAGATATTATTAAGAATCGGGAAACCTTTCGGTAAACCGTCTTTTCTAATACCTATTATATGATTAGACTGATATATTGGATCACCACATAGGTGTCTAGTATAAAGCAGCCGGATCTCTTTGAGGTGTAAAATCACCCAAAGATTTCCTTTAGTTGCAGACCATATGGAAAGTTTATCAAACATTTCCTTAATAGCCTCAGAGGATTGGACTGTATTGGGATAAAACCACAAGGCCAACCATTTAAGTATAATAAATTGTACTTTCATTGGTTTGAAATTGTTGGAACTGTCTCCGGCACTAAAGCTCATTTACATGAGGAGTCTTACCAAGGAGTTATACTTTAGATACAGATTATATTACTATAATCCACATCAGG